CGTTGAGGGTCCCCACATTCGCCGTGCTTGCTACGAGGTTGGTCGTCAGGCTCTGGAGGTTCGAAATCTGAAGCACGTTGAGGGTCCCCACATTCGCCGTGCTTGCCACGAGGTTTGTAGTCAGGCTTGCGAGGTTAGCAACTTGGAGGACGTTCATTGTGCCTACATTCGCCACGGAGGCTGTGAGGTTTGTAGTCAGGGAGGCCAGGTTCGCAATTTGGAGAACGTTCAGAATCCCCACATTCGCCGTGCTTGCCACGAGGTTTGTAGTCAGGGCTGACAGGTTCGAAATCCGAAGCACGTTGAGGGTCGCGACGTTGGCGACAGAAGTTGTTAAAGAATTCAGATTTGCGAGATTCGCCGTGAGGTTCGAAAAGAAGGCCGAGCCCCAGACTTCGAGGTTCGCCGTCGGTCCGCTCGTACCTATACCCACATGGAGACTGGGCGCAAAGACGGCGGCGTACGACACGGTCGGCGCCGCCCCGGGACCTATGGAGACTGTATAATCCAGAGATGCTGAATAGGGACCTGAACCAGCACCCAAAGCTGTGTTATACTGCCCGCCCGTGATGCCCTGTCCAGCCCCGGCCCCCAAAGCCGTATTGTACCCTCCAGTATCATTCTGGAGCGCTTGCCACCCCACGCCCACGTCGTACCCTCCAGTTGGACTGGCGCTCTGCATGGCCTCGGCACCCAAAGCCGTATTGTACCCAGGACCCTGGTCGTTATACATGGCGTAGTACCCCACGGCCACGTCATTCCCCCCGCCAGGGCTCGAGCTCTGCATAGAGTACGTCCCAAGGGCCGTGTTGTACCCGGCGCCCACGTCACTTTGCATACTTGAAAACCCTAGGGCAACATCTTGGCCCTGACCGGGTGAAGCGTTCAACATGGCATTCACGCCCATGGCCGTGTTGTACCCGGGACCCGTGTCATTTCCGAGCGCGCGGGCACCGACGGCCGTATCAGACCCGACAGAGGGCCGGGCCGACTGCATGGTCTGGTACCCCACGGCCGTGTCCAGGGTCCCCGAGTCGTTCCGAAGAGCCCCAGAGCCAAGGACCGTATCTGTTGCCGTCCCGGCGCCTCCGAGACCCACGGTCAAACCATGGATCGACGCGTCAAAGGTCGAAACAAGGTGTGCCACGACGGCATTCGTCGCCGCGAGGTTCGAGATGGTCCCTAGGCTCGTGATGTTCGGCTGGGCCGGAGAAATCACTGATTGGGCCGTCCCTACAGTCGACACGTTACTCCCGTTAATGTTGCTCAGAGTGTTTCCAAAGATGAGCGTACTCGAAACGAGTCCGAAAAAAAGGTTACTGGCATTCAAGTTCCCGAGTGTGTTCCCCAAGGGTGCAGCGTTCAGACCCACGATGTTGCTCGCCTGAATGTTACTCAGAGTGTTCCCCAAGATGAGACCCGGAGACACGAGCCCAAAAAGGAGGTTGGACGCGTTGAGGTTTCCAATCGTGTTCCCTAGAGGCGCAGCGTTCAGGCCCGCCACGTTACTCGCCTGAATGTTGCTTAGTGTGTTCCCCAAGATGAGACCCGGAGACACGAGCCCAAAAAGGAGGTTGGACGCGTTGAGGTTCCCGAGGGTATTGCTCAAGGGTGCAGCGTTCAGACCTACGATATTACTCGCCTGTATGTTGCTCAGCGTGTTACCCTGTATGAGCCCTGGAGACACGAGCCCGAAGGAGAGGTTGCTCGCACTCAAGTTTCCGAGTGTATTGGACAGAATCAGGGACGAGTCCACAAGTCCAAAAAGGAGGTTGCTCGCACTCAGGTTACCGATCGTGTTCCCCAAGGGCGCAGAGTTCAGACCTACGATGTTGCTCGCCTGAATATTGCTTAGGGTGTTACCAAAGATCAAAGCACTCGAGACGAGCCCCGTGGTGAGGTTGGACGCGTTCAGGTTGCTCAGAGCGTTCCCTTGTATGAGCCCGGGGGACACGAGCCCGAAAGACAGATTGCTCGCACTCAAGTTCCCGAGCGTGTTGCCCAAAGGCGCAGCGTTCAGACCTACGATGTTGCTCGCCAGGATATTGCTTAGGGTGTTTCCTTGGATCAGAGACGGACTCACGATCCCGAAAGACAGATTGCTCGCACTCAAGTTCCCGAGCGTGTTACCCGTCACAGAGACGTACCCGGAGATGTTGCTCGCCTGTATGTTGCTTAGGGTATTGCCCTGGATCAGAGACGGACTCACGATCCCGAAGGCCAGGTTACTTGCGTTGAGGTTCCCGAGCGTGTTGCCTGCTTGAACCACGTACCCGGAGATGTTTGAGGCCTGAATATTACTTAGCGTGTTCCCCTGGATCAGGGCGCTCGAGACGATCCCGAAGGCCAGGTTACTCGCACTCAGGTTACTCAGAGAGTTCCCTTGTATGAGTCCCGGGGACACGAGCCCGAAGGCCAAGTTGGACGCGTTCAGGTTACTCAACGTGTTCGGATAAAACCCCGAGACGTTCGCCAATTGAATGTTTGACAGAGTGTTTCCCAGAACGAGTCCGGAGGACACGAGGCCCGTGGTGAGGTTCGACGCGTTCAGGCCTGTGAGACCCGCGCCGTTTCCAAAAAAGGCCAGGCCCGTGACGTTTGCAAGGTTCGACGTGCCTAGAACGTTCAGGGTCTGCGAGCCAAACACCACGGCCGAGTTTGCAAAGAGGCTCGTCACGTTCAAGGTGTCCATATTGGCCGTCCCAAGGACGTACAAGTTGGACCCGGACGGGGGACTCACAAGGGTCCCTATAGAGACCCCGTTCGAGTACGTAACGTTTCCCGCGTTGCTTGTCCACTGAGACGAGGTCACGGCGACGTTCGCAGCTGCAGACACTCGTCCGTACTGGTCCACGGTCACCTGAGACACGTTCGCGCCCGAGCCCCATGTTCCCTGGGCCGTGTTCAGGATCGGCAAATTCGTAGGGAGGATGGCCCCTTGGAACGCAAGACTCGTGACGTTCAGACTCGTCAGATTCGCCGACCCACTCAGGTTCGCGGCGTTCAGATTGGCGAGCCCCGAGCCGTTCCCGTAATAGGCACCCGAGACCACAGTGCCTGTATTGAGCACAGAGGCGTTCAAAGTGCTCAGAAATATGTTTCCGTAGACTTTTCCCGCGACGTACAAGTTCCCTGTAAAGGTTCCGTCCCCTGAGATGATATTTCCACATAGGACGTTCCCGTTTGTACTCAGGACGTTTGATGCGATGGTGACGTTTGCTGGCGCCGAGGGGGCCACCACAATTGGTGCCGACCCGTTGGCGATGCTATCACACATCTTCTACTACTGTTGAAGAGTTTTCTTTTTCAGGTATCCGCCTCAATCTCGAGCGTAAAAGACCAGTCGAGACCGTTATTATTCAGGATATTTCCGAACCTGTCTAGGACCGTGATATTCAGACGATCCAGACGCACGCCCCGATCCGTCACGGGCACCATCTGCTTGAACTGGCTCAGTTCGGCCCATTGGAGTACGGAACCGTTCGGGACATTCACGGGCACCTTGAAAGTAATCTGACTCGGCTCGAGCGAAGACTGACCCAGGTTTTCAATCCATATATTTATGTACGGGTCGAAATTTGTCAAAAAACAATTTTTCGCCACAATCGACGTCCCCGTCTGACCATTCGTAAACCCCAAAAAGGAAAGGAGGCTCTGGGGCGCGACATTCATGGTGGCCGATCCATAGACTCCCGTGTTGAAAGTCATGAGATTCGTCGCGAGTGCGTTGCTGAACGTTCCGACGCTTGAGCCCGCTGCGGCGTTCAGGGCGCTGATGAGTGCAGGGACCGTCTGATAGTTCCCCGGGGTGACCGTGTACGTGTTTGACGTAATAGTCAAGGTGTTAAAGGGCGCCCGGATACTGTAAAAGCCTATGGGCACCTGGGCATTCTTCAGGGTCACGGACCGTATCCGCCTGTGTCGGTTCCCAAGAATAACAGTACACTGAAAAGGATTTCCATTTACTTTATAGACCGAGGGCTGACCGTAAACGGTCGTGCCGTTGAACGTGGTCGTACCCGTGACGTTTGACGCCGAGGCTGTATCCACGTGAATCTGATACACGTGGCTCATCGCTACTACTAAGTCCGAACAAATAAAATGGCCAAGAGACCTGCACCCAAGAGGGCCGCGGCCAAGTGAACGTTCGGTCCAGCGTCCCATGGGACTGGTGGTGGCAAGTCATTCAAAATACTTTTTTCAATTTTTACATTTTTTGTAAAGACTCTGAGAATGAAACCCGTTCCCGTGGTGTCGTTCAGACCCGAGACAGTCTGGCCCTGGTTATTGACCCAGTTCACGGTCAGCTGACTCAGACGGTCTATACGGGAAGGGTACTCTGCTTCGACTTTGTAGTCGGCGGATTCTTTGAAAACTTTTATGGACCCGGGAGTCACGTCGAGTGGTATCTGCGCAAACGAGTACACGGCTGTGTTCCCTGACACGGACGCCTGATTACTCATCTTCCGAGCATCCTGGTGGAAGGGCGTCCTGAGTTCGGCCACGTCAAGAAACACGTACGTGTTACTCAGGCCAGATGTATTGATAAAGGCGGAGACCAGCTCGACCCGGGAAACGTTCCGGATCGGGTTGGTCAAGAAGAGTGTATACGAATTAGAATTCGGATACAGGCTCGCGTTCCTGTAGGCCGAATCTGCATAGACGAGGTGGCTCGTCATCTACTTCAAATCAACATAAGTTTTTGGTGTCCAACGCGAACCTTTGTATCCACGAAGATCTGGTGGCCCGCAGCCTGAAGAGACCGGCAGAACGCCACATCCTCCGAGTTCATGTCTACGAGGGGGCCCGGCGAATCAGCAGAGCTGATTCGCTGCAAGTCCGACCAGAACCACGGGTACTTGATGTCCTCGACAACACCCTTGCGAATCATCATCCAGCCCATGCCCGTGTACGCCACGGGGAGGTACCTGGCCGCGTCCGAGGGGTCCTTGGACGCAGGCGTGAGCTCCTCGGGCTTCATAAACTTGAACGTCCCATTCTTGGCGAAAAAGTCCTCGTCCCACTCCTTGACGGTCGCCAAGTGCTGCAGGTCCTCCATCATGTACATGCCGGCCGTCACGTCGTGGGGGCTCTCGAGCAGGGCGAAAAAGTCCTCGGGCCTGAAAACAACGTCCGAGTCGATCCACATCATGATATCGTACTCGACCTGACCCTGGAACGGCTTCTGGTCTGGGCCCTTGAGCACATCGCCGCCCAGACACTTGGCCCTGGCGAAATGGACCACGGAGGAGTACTGCTGACTAATCATGCACTGATGACCCTTGGCCGTCGCCTGCATCAAGAGATCAGACCAGGCCAAGAGGAACTCGCGCGAGTACTGGCGCCCGGGCATGCAGAAGACAACTTTGACCATCTTGTGTCTGAAAAGACCCTGATGTTTTTAAGTCCCTAATTCTCCAGAAGGGAACCACCGATTCCATTCGTAATCTTGTAGTCACGCTGCTGAGCCTGGACCCACGCACCGTCGCCGCACAGACCTCCCGGAGTCAGGCCGACGGTATAGTACGAAGCACGAGCAGCCGGGCCCGGAACGCAGTTCAGGTCGGACTTGAAATCAAACAGGGACTTGGGGCCGACCTTGGTGCCGACGGTCGTCAGGTCGGACGGGGCCAGAACAAACGTGCTGGGCCGAGACAGCAGGGTCCACACGATGAACAGGAGCAGGGCTATGATAATGACGTGCATGACCGTCTTGGGCTTGATGGGCATCATTTACTTTGGGCCAACTTTTTTTTTGGACTCTGCGTTAAAGACACGCCTTTCCTTTCTCGAAAAGGTTTAGAAAATGCTGAAGATTGATACGGCCGACCAGGCCCAGGTAATGAACCTGGATGCGGATGAGGAGGCTCTTATGGATGAAATTTCCCTGACGGCTCCCGGAAAGCGCAAGGCTCGTGGTGTTCGGAATCTGCCCAAGTTTTCAGGACGGGCCGCCGTTGTACCGCCCCCTGAGGAGGCTGGCCTGGATGATTTCATTAATCCCGAGAAGAGGTTCGGACAACGCGCGGAGGAGTGGACACAGGAGGGTGGTGACCAAGAAGACGGGGAGAACCAGGAGGAGGACGGCGGCGTCCCGTACCCTTCTGCAGCTCCCCAGGTTCCCTCGACTGGATACAAGACGATCGAGGATGAGAAGGCCGACCTTTTGAACAAGATTTCCCGTCTGATCAAGAAGGGTATCCAGGGGAATTCCCGCCTGAACTCCTATAGCGACATCGAGGAGATCAGGACCGAGTACAAGCGCATGACGTACAGCATAGACGTGGACCGGTCGATCAAGTTTCAGCGCCGCATGCTGATTGCGACCATCACGGGCCTGGAGTTCCTGAACAAAAAGTTCGATCCATTCGATCTCCAGCTCGATGGCTGGTCTGAGAATATGATGGAGTCCGTGGATGATTACGATGGGGTCTTTGAGGAGCTCCACAACAAGTACAAGAACAAGATTGAGGTTGCCCCAGAGGTCAAGCTCTTGATGATGGTCGGTGGGTCCGCGATGATGTTCCACCTGACGAATTCCATGTTCAAGTCGGCCGTGAATGTGACGCAGGTCATGCAGCAGAATCCGGGACTCGCTCAGGATATGGTCGCGGCTGTTCAGAGGGCCCAGGCCGAGTCGGGCAGCTTCCAGGTCCCGACATCGGCCGGCCCGCCTCAACAAGGCCTCCGCGGTGAGATGCGTGGACCTGGTATCGATTTCGGGTCCCTGATGGGAATGATGGCGCCGCCGTCAGGACCGGCGCTTCCTCAGGTCGAGGAGCTCTCTGATATCGTGAGTGATGCGGGTGGTGACCAAGGAGACGTGAAGGACGTCCCAGTCTCCTCGGCCAGCAGGAAGGGCGGTCGGCGGGGACCGAACAAGAAGAAAGAAATTTCTATCTGAGTAATAATAGGAAATGAATCTGAGCCCCGCGCCATTCGGGCCAGGTGAAGCCGACGTCATACTCCGAGCCCCTTCTGCTCAGCAGCGGGCAGCGCCCATGGGGCCCTCGGAAAAGATGATGACGACTGGCCCAGACCGCACAGAGTGTAATTATCTCGTCATGTTTTTCGTCCTTGGCGTTTTTCTCCTCGCCCTCATGGACTCTATGTAGGCCCCTATCACAAAAGGCACTTTCCTTTCAAGACGGGCCCGGCGGTCTCCTCCTCCTCCCCTGAGGCCCCTTCTATGCAGACCCCAAGCGAACGGTACGTCGCAAGTCTTTTGCGCCACATGGAATAAAGTACTGACCACGAATCCACCACGTCCCAAATCACCGGACGTGAAGCACCTCTCATGATCCTTCCGATCGCTTGCTTCACGTCAGAGTGCGGAGTGACTAGAAATATAGTATCGAGCGTGGGAATATCGAGGCCTTCTTGGGCCAGACTAAAAGTCCCTATGACGACTCGGGCCCGTGCAGACTCGTCAAGGGCCTCTTGTTTCATACCCCCAAGGTACAGAGCCGAAGAGCCCTTCAGTCCCTTGTGAAGCAGGACTGCGTGTTCCCTTCGGTCCGTCAGCACGAGAATGTGTCGCCCGGGGCTCTTTTTGATAATGTCTAAAAGAAGCGTGTTCCGTTCGGGTATTCGAGTCAGTACATTCACGAGTTCTGCAAAATTTAATTTTCCAAAATTCGTCACGGGCGGAGCTTCACGAAACGCGGAACATGTGAAAGGGACCCGGCGCACAGTCACTTGTTCTTGGGCCGTTCTTTGGAGACGGAAAAACTCGGGACCGAGAAACCAGTACAGAACACGCGTCAGGCCATCCTTGCGTTCAGGAGTCGCTGTGAGGCCGAGCGTGTACTTGGGCCGGAGCAAAAACATGGACTGTGAGAAAGCCTCGGCCGCTATATGGTGCGCCTCATCAACGATGAGGAGTCCCACGGAATCGAACGCGCCCGGGGGCCACGGGCGCACGCACAGCGTCTGAATCATGGCCAGGACAAAGTCTTTGCCGTCCACGTCAAACGTGTCTTGCTGGACTCGGCCGATGGTCGCACCCGGGCAAAACTGTTGAATACGTTCAATCCACTGATCAGCCAAGAACCCCTTGTGAACGACAATCATGGTCCGGCGCCCGAGCCGGGCCGCAAGGGCCAAGGCGCACACCGTATTGTGGGTCACCGTGAAATCACCCAAGAGAAATCTGTGATTTCCATCAATTTCAAATCCGAAATATTCACCCGGACCTATAGACTCGAGCTTTATTCCCGTCACGAGAACATTCTTTTTGTGAGTTCTCGGCTCGGCCACTTTGCGTAATACTTTACATGGAACTTCCTCGACTCCTTTTCCTGAAATTGAACACCTGAAGTATGTCCCCTTTTTTGGTCCCCCTGGGGCATTCGTGCAGATTTTGGTGCATTTTTTCTTGTAACACGCAAATCCGAGAGATCTGCACAAGAACAAGATATCATCCAAAAGTCTTTCATTTTTTTGAGTAATTTCCCAGCCGGAACCTCCAGCGACTACAGAACCGTCCGAATCGATGAGCCCGGCCAGAATCTGCAACTGGACCCAACGCGAATTACACTTGTACACATGAGGAATGTGTTTATTCTGTACAAGATCGAGATCTCGAAGCGTTTTGAAAAAAAAGTTGGGCCTCTTGGAATCCATGATTCGATAATCGTACTTGCTCGTGTAATTCAAGTGTAGTCCGTATCGTCCCAAATTTCTATGAAAATAATGCAGGACCGTAGATTCTTGACTTGTTATGACTGCAGACCGTGATGAACCGTCTCCGAGCCAGTACCCCACCATGTACGGATCAAGAGGAACTTCTCGCTCTGGAAAGGTGACTGGCGCACGCCACCCCTTGAGATCTGCCTTCCGGCCCGTCGACAATTTCAAAAAGTCCCTGACACACATGTCCACAATCTGACCATTCTTTTCCACTTTTTTTGTGCTCGTCTTGAGCGAAAGAATATGAGATTCGTTCACCACATACTGGTCCCCCTTGACGGGGACGACTCTGTACAATTTCTCACGGCCAGTACATGTTGATAGGACTCGGCGTGGTGTCGAGTCATCGCCCATGAGGAGTTCCCCGGGGATGATATCTTGGACCATCTTGATTGTTCCGTCAAACATCATCACGGGGGTGTCTTTTCCAAGACACTTCCCGAGCCCTACGTCCAAAGAAAGAACACCTCCTCCCACGGATTGAAAGGCCTCAAGTCCCTTCGCGACAGCCTCGACTTGGTGTGATCGCAAATCACCGCGGAAGTCAACGTGAATAGGAGCCCCAGGGGTCCCCGGGGCGGGCGGACCGGCGAGGCCGCAATAGCGTGGGATGAGTATCCGGCCCTTTTCAGAACCTTCACGCCAGATACGAAACGACGGTGACTGTATACCCAACGCATTCTCAAGTGGCCTAACCGTGAGTACTTTTTTTATTTCGGGACTCGACTGAACTTCCATCTATAGGAACAAGGGACCCTGAGCTCTTTAGGCCAAAGGCTTTATGGCGTCCAGAATCCAGTGCGTCTGACCTTCCCACACCTTTTGGACAAGTTCGACCTGGCACGTCTCGCCCTCCTTGAGATCTTGGATGGGTCGGATCCCCTCGACCTTCACGGACCGAGGGACCCTGTTGTATCTCCATGGGATTTTCACAATACGAAAAAGTCCTTGGCCCATGTCAAACTCGATGTATTTCCGACCTCCCCAGTCATACATCGGCTTGGAAATTTTTACAAACATTAATTTAATTTTGTTTTTCTTTTTAAAGTTCAAACTCCTTGACGAGCTCGTCGAGTGAGGTATAGTACCGGGCCAGGTCCTTGCGGAACCGGGCGTCCTGAGGCATTTTGTTCTTGACGATGTAGGCCAGGTTCGCCTTGCTGTACTTGGTCCTCTTCTGATTCTCCGTAGGCTTGCGCGGTGTGACCTTCTTTTTCTTTGCGGGGGCCGACTCCGCCTCCCGGGCCGCAGGCCTCCCCAAGAAACTCAGGGCCTGCATGACCGTGTCTGCAAGATCATCTTTCTTCTTGTGCTTTTCGAAAAAATCGACCCACTCGGGATTCGTCTCTTTGATAAAAGCCCGGGCGCGCTCGATAGACGCCGCCTTGCGTGCAGCATACTTGGCCTTGCCCGGTCCGGCCACGTCAGGAACCTTGTATCGCGCGTCCCAAATGACGACTTGGCGCGCCGGGTCCTTGGCGAGTAGGTACGCGTGAAGCAAGTGCTCAACAGATTTCATACCCTTGTTCCGGTCGGGTTGTTTCTCGATGATGACTTGGCGCGAGTCGAGTATCCACGGCTTTCTATCGAGGTGCTTCACGAGACTGAGAAAGAGCCCATCCGAGTGGTTCGGTGGCACGCCGTCCACGTCCCAATTTTTAATTTTTCTCGTCTTGGGATCAATCATACACATCGCGAGATTCTTAATTCCCACGTCAATACTTAAAAGCATCCTATTATTTCCTGTCAAGGATTTCTTTAATATGGCCGTGACTTTGCTCCACTGTTGGTGGTGCTGCCACCCATGGGACGGACCAGACGTCCACTTGCCCTTTTCGTACGATCCGAAAAAGAAGAGATTCGAGACCGAGGGTCACTTTTGCTCGTTTGAATGCGCCAAGGCTTATGCACTTGACCGGGCCGGTCCCAGGTACGGGGAAGTCCTCGAGTTTTTGGCCCTCATGAGGAAACATGCGCTCGGCAAGTACGTGCCTCTGTGGCCAGCTCCAAAACGCCAAGCGCTTCAGATTTTTGGTGGGACCTTGAGTATTCAGGAATTTCGAAAGAGGGCAAGCACAGCACCATGGGTCCAGAATCCTTCAGATATTCATAGATACCACTCGGTACTCGAATTGGCTCGTATGGGTCCAGCGGAACCTGCGGGTCCAGACGGGGACGGGGACCTGAAACTGAAAAGAACAAAACCCTTGAAACGAGCCGAGTCGAAACTCGAGTCCGCCTTGAAACTGAAAAAAAAGGATGTGTGTCCGTGAGGGCTTTCGGGTCCCCCACAGTCCTTCACTTTTTCGAAACATGGCGGCTGCCGAGACGCTCCGGAACCACGTACGGACATCTCTGGCTCGACTGGTCCCTGACCGGCCATACGCCCGCAACATCGAAAAGTCCGTGTGGGAATGGGCCGTGTCTGAAACGAAAAAGCACGGGGAACCACACGCCTTTGAGAATCCTCTTTTACGGTCCCGGTACAAGCACAAGGCGCTCGGCGTCCTCAAGGACCTGACTCGGGGCGAGTGGATCACGTGCTCCCTGACCCCTGACGCGGCGGGCAACATTCGTGTTGCTCTCGGTACGCAACCCCAGCTTATCCACAGGGTCCTGGCGAAGGAACTCAAGTCGACGGATCTCGTTCACATGAGCCCCCAGGCGCTCTGGCCGGATGGGCCGACAGCCGCGGCAATCACACGGGCCCGAGAAAAGGATCTCCAGAAGGAGCGTGCCAAGGCTGCCGAAGAGGACTACACAGGTCTCTTCAAGTGCGGCAAGTGCAAGTCGAAGAAGACGACGTTCTATTTGCTTCAAACTCGGTCTGCTGATGAGCCAAGTGCGTACCCTCTTGTGTTGTTTGTCCGTCTGACTTTTTACTGACTCCCACTTTAGTGACTGCGTTCATCACGTGCCTAGGTTGTGGAAACAGGTGGAAGAGCTGATCGCCACCGACTACTCGCCAGAAGGCGTCTTTCAGGGTGATCAATATATCCCTGTTTTAATGTAATAGACAGTTGTTCTCGCCTTTCGGGTGTCCACTGCCGCTTCCGAACGGCCAACATTTCTCCACGTTTCCTCTCCCACATAGCCTTCGACTTCTGAGACAATATTTGCTTTGTTTCATCCGAGTGCCTCCCTCCTGAACCTCCTTTTGTCAGGTTGTACCCGTTTGGATGGAGGGTCTTCAGGGATTCTATAAATTCAATTTCTTTGGTGTCCAATTCCGCCTGTGAACACTCGCCTTCCCACAAGGACTCTACACAAAAACAATCCTTGCCATATTTTTTAATAGCATTTTTGAGCTTGGGACTTACTGACGTTCCACTGTTTCCACAATGTTCGCGCCACCTTTCAATAAGGTCGCGCGTCGTCTGACCAACGTATTTTTTTCCAGTTTCTAGATTCTCTATACAGTACACTGTCCCTGGCATCTCCACTAACCCATGACAACATTTTTATACGGTACTTTTTTCTCGTGTAATAGTACCAAACTCAAATGGCTCGTGGTCGTCCCGCCGTCCCCCATCACCCGACGAAGTTCCTGAACTCCAAGAAGCGCGTTATTCACATGACCGCTGAGGGCAAGTACGTTGCCAAGTCCGAGGACGGCAAGAAGGTCTACGCCCCCAAGGCTCACTACGTCAAGAGCCCAGGAGGCTCCATCCGCTCCATCAAGGAGTCCAGCGCCCGCGTGCCGACCGCCCTGCGCCCCAAGATGGTGCGCAAGGTCCGCAGCAACAAGTACGTGAAGCGCGGTGTCCGCGCGGGCCCGCACGCCGGTGACCTGGCCCGTCTGTTCGCCAGCCCCAAGGGCCACGGAAGCCCCATCGGCCTGGCCGCCATGAAGATCATGAAGCGCCGTGGACGCCCGGCCCGGGCCCAGATGGTCCTGGCCCGCGTTTCCCCGGGAAGCGCCATGGGTCTGGCTGGCATGAAGATCATGCACAAGCGCGGCCGCCACGCCAAGATGCGCGCTGGTGCCGGCGCTCGCATCGACGCCCTGCTCCGGTCCATGACCCCCAAGTAAATTTAATTTTCAGAGTACAGTATATATGGAGGCTACCAATTTCATGAACTTCAAGCGCCGGGTCATTTACCGGACCGCTCAGGGCAAGTACGTCGTCAAGACCGAGAAGGGGTCCGTGGTCTATAACCCTAAGGCCAAGTTCTACAAGAACCCCGCCGGGTCCACGGTCGCCACCAAGTACGTGAAGAACAAGGTCCCCAGCCCGATCCGCCCCAAGTTCGACCGCGTCGAGCGCAGCAACGCGGGCAAGGCTCGCGGCCAGTACGCCCCTCGTGCCGTTGGTGTTCGCGTGCACCACGTCAAGCGTCGGGGCTATATCGGGGAGATGATGGAGGGCTACAAGCCCAAACGCGGCGTGGGCCGGCCGCGGAAGCACCTCGTGAGCCCCGGTGGGAACATGGGTCTGGCTGCCCTCTTCGGAGGAAAGCCCGTGCGCAAGCAGCGCCGGAACAAGGGGACCAAGCGCGCGTAAATTTCAGATAAAAAGATTTAAGGCAAACACCAGCAGAGAGTGATGTCCCTTGTGCGTGTATGGACGAATGTCGGCCAGCGCAAGCCCAAGGCTCTCCTTGCCAAAGTGATTGCTCGAGTTTCAGGTCCCGTGTATACAATACGGTACCTGAGTCCCGTATCGGAAGAGGACGAGCTGGGTCGCCAAATCTTCCGATACGAAGATGACACGTATGAAGTGGATGACGACTCGGTGGCCGAGTGGCTAGGCTCAGATGAGGAGGAGGACATGGGCTACAAAAAGGTCGATGAGGGTGCGTGGATACGTGAAGATGATGATTCGGACTATGTCCCAAGTGAAGAGTCGGATACGTCAGAGGACGAGGACGAGGCCACAGACGAGGACCCCGACGAGGACCCCGACGAGGACGAGGAGGACGAGGAGGAAAATAGTAGCGACTATGAGTAAAGGAAAATGAATTGGCTTTTGCTCCTCTTGATTCTCATCTTGTCCGTATTGTTTTTCCGCTCGTGCAGACGCAAGGAGGAGAAATACTGTGGGTGTGGCGCCGCCTAGGACCCGCTAATTTTCCTTGTCCAGATTAATGGGCTTCACCATAAGTTTTGGAAATTCCCCAGGGACTCAGTTTGCAAACTGGGGCTTTATTCTGTTGATCCTGGCTATTTTCCTGTTTTTTACAGGTCTCTGGCGGAACCTGGGCGCCAAGTGGAATGCTTTCTTCGGGTCCTCCGTATGGTCGAGCACGATATCAAATATCAAGACGACCTGGTCCACCCCGCCTCAGCCAGCCCCACCTCTTCAGGTCCCGGGCGTGAATCAGATAAAAACAATTTGAATAAAGAGACTAGATCATGTCCCTTTCACAAAAGTTCCTGAGCGTCTTTAACCCGCTCACAGAGTCGCATGTTCTTTGGCTCAAGAAGATGATGGACGTGGCCGGGAATATGCACCCCGAGAAGAACTCGGATCTCATCAACGAGATTAACCTGAATCCCATGGGCCTGAAAATCAAGCCCCAGGATGCCCTGGATTGGCCCCATGTGCACTTTGTCCTGAGTGCTACATATGCTCGAGCTGTCCTGGCTGACCGGGCATTCATTCCAGTTCCAGAATCTCCCGGAGCCGAGCCACGTAAAACTCCGTAGGTGCTTCAAAACTAAGCACCTTTCCGTTGAATGAAAACCCTCCTCTCGAGTTTACAATTTCGTCCACGGTGACCATATTCAAAAAGTTCTCCGTACACGTGACTTTGAGATCCTCAAAGTCCCATTTGCGACAAAACAAGAATTGAAGGGACGAATCGATAGAAGCGGCCGGAAGTACGATCTGCCCATCCGTCTCGGGCCACGCCTTCTGGTCGATATAGTACTTTTCAATCATTTGACCGATCATCAGGGCGTCATCAACACTTTTGAATCCTACGAGGGCCGTCTGAGAATTTTCGTTGACCCGGACCGAAAATGCATGGTTCGGGTGAGTATGTATAGTCCAATAAAACTTGGGGCCCCGACGGACGACCTTGACCGAAGCTCTCGGCCGAATCGGAGGGGTCACCGTCAGGGACATTTACTCTTTGGGCCCGAGACTCTTTAAAAAGAGGTTCTGTGTACATCAGGGTCCGGGGACCCTTCATGGAAAATCACGAGATATAACAGGGAAAATGGCCTGCTCTGAGTGCGCCGTGTGCTTCTCCGAAGCGGGTCCCTTCCAGAAGTTGTGCTGCGGACACACATTCTGCAAGGGGTGCATTAAACAGTGGTACGCCAAGGGCGCCTCGGGGTCCTCGTGTCCCATGTGTCGCCGGCCCATGTACTGGCGGGGCTTCCACAAGGTCCGCGCCGAGTGGCAAGAGGAAGCCTATGAGCACAAGTGTGCCGAGGTATTTGGCGCGGCACTTGATGAGTTGTTCGAGGATGCCCAGGACTTTGCGGACGAGTTTCCACCCGAGTGGCGCTCGAGGATATTTTGGGACCTCAAGGAGGACTTTTTGGATCTCGAAAAGACATACAGGTTTCTCAGGTGGTACGAGGCGAGCCCGGACGCCATAGAGGATGTGTTCTACTACGGCGACTACTACTCGGACCGCAAGATAGGAAAATACACGTGGGACGACGAGCCTCCCATGGACTTTGCGACGCGGTACCCCATGATGGCCAAGAGCGAGCGCAGCGGCTCAAGACGGCGAGCAGCCCAAGACGAGTGGTTTGAAATGACGGTATGTTTACTGCTCTAGTTATATGGAATAGCCCCTGCGGGCGCGTGTAACATGAATATCCCTATGATAATCACAACAAGTCCCGCGTACTGAATAGGATTCGTCAAGCGTTCCCCGAATAGGAAATAGGCCGCGACAGACTCGAGCACGGCCGAGACCCCGTCCCACATGCCGTTCACATAAAGAACGTTCCCGACTCTCAAAGACCTGATCAGGAAATAGACGACACCCACGTATCCGAGTGTCCCCTGTGTAAAGGCTGGTGCTCCGCCGCCCCGGGCGAACGCCTTGTACCCGAAATCACCGACGATTTCCGCCAAGGACAACAGGGCTATATCGAGGTTGCTCATTACTGAATCTCTTGATACCCGTGAACAATTTTATTGTTTACAATCATCGTTGGATATCCCGACACAAAGTCCGGGCAATAGTGGGAATCGCAGTCGACAAAGTGGTACGGAAGGGCCATCTTGTCCATGTAGGCCACCTGTTTCTTGCACCACCCACACTTGGGAGACCCGAAAATGACCGTCTCGGTGTACGCACTTGACCGCCCAAGGCACAGGATCAGGATCACAAAGAGCGCAAGGACCGCTATGAGGAGCGGACGAGCCATTTAATAGTACTGGACTTTATTATCCACGGTCTGCCAATATTTGATCTCCGACCCCTGGAGACCCTCCTGGGCTTGTTTGACGCACGCGGGGCACGTACGGGGGCCGAGGGAGACGAAACCAGACGCGCGTGCACATCCATAGAAGAACCACACCGCCAAGATGATGAGGAGGCCCCACACGAATCCCTTGATCATTCTTGGGACGTGCACAGATAAAAAGTTGGGAGCCTGTACCTGTAGAATGGACGCTCTGGAGGCTGTGATCGATCTCGTCAAGCAGAATGATGACCTGGTGCATACTGTCGACACGTACGAGGAGTGGTTCGAGAGCCTGGTCGGCCGCGCCGTGACTATTTCGCATACACACAAGAAGAAGACGGAGTTTATTACAGGCGAGGTTGAGGAGTTCGAGCCCGGAGAGGGCTGGATCGTGCGCTGTATTGAGAATGACGAGGTCATGACCTTGACCTTTGAGGATATCCTAGATGGTCGCGCATGGATCATCAAGAAGCCGGAGCCTGTGAAGCGTCCGAAGCGCTCCGTTCAATTCCAGGAGTAGCCTCGGCGTGCAAATCTTTCGCGAATTTCAAAAGTCCGGGCCAGATGACGTTGTCCCATAGTTCCTCATCTCGCGTAATTTCAATTGTGTTTGTTTTTTGATTGTACTGTTCGATTAACTTTGCCCGGACGAGTCCGAGCATGTGCAAATAGACCTGTATCTGCACATTCTCATAGTCCCTGACGCACCGGAAAAGACCCCGAGTCCTGTTTTTGATTTCTACGAGGGTCCTGGAGCCCTCTGGACTGATTTCTAGGCGGTCGATACGCCCCGAGACGACAAAGTCATGATCACCGAGACTCGCCACGGCAAGTGAATATGTGGCGTTGTCGCGAATGAGTGTCGCGCCCTCCTCGGACTCGACTTTGTCGGCCGTACGGTCTTCCGAGCGCGTGCCATGCGTCGTGTAACACCGTGATCGCACGTGATCTATGATCTTCTGACGATCCTCGGCTCCCAGGGAGGCATCGGCCATGATTTTCGTCCGGGCCTCTTCGAAAGTTGCTTGGGCCTCGGTCGAGTCCTTGGCTTGGACATTCAGGGCGGCACTCAGGGCCTTCTGAGCCTCTTGAGACTTGGCCAGAGCTTCGTGGGCCGCATCCGTCTTGGTCTGTCCGGAGAAAGTTTCAGGAAAATATTTTTTCCAAATCTCGTCTCGGACCTCTTTCACGGGCTTGAATGGGTTCAGACCCAGGACGGCCGCAACGTCACTCGCCTTTATGACGACCCGTCGAGACATTTTGTCTTTGGGCCCTCGAAGTCTTTAGACCTAGGTGGTGAACACAGGACTCGTTTTTTTTGTGGACCCTCTAGTAAAGATGGGTCTCTTTGGTTCCAAGCCTGCCGTTCCTAAAGTCTCTGGCCCTGCCAAGGGCAAAGGCGCCAAGAAAGGGCCGCCCCCGAAGAAGGGAGCCAAGGGAGCCAAGGGAGCCAAGGGA